CAACACCTTCCTGGTAAATAAACAAAGAGGCAGTTTAACTTATTGTCAGATATTTGACGGTGGAGAGTTTACCGCGATGGACTCTTCTGTTATAGTAACCGCTATAGGTTAACTAAAGCATCGGCCGGTATCTCCTCAAGCTTATACCTTGTAGAAAGAGTAATTGGTTACATGAGAGTTCAAGTCTCTCTCGGCCGACCGTAAACAAAATACAAATTTGCAATATAATAATAAACATAGTAACATGCTCAAGAAAAAATACCTAAGGAAGAAAAACGATTTGATAAATTCGTTAAACAATATTGAAAGGCAAACCATAGTTCTAAGTATTGAAGTAGTTGAAACTTCTAAGATTAAAGATCACCTCATCTATGAATGCGACTATTTAGATAATGGTACTCAAAAGCAAATCAATATTATAGCAAAGGACATTACTGAGGCTATGCAAAAACTTGAGCCTTATGTAGGATTAGGAATCCCTGATACTACAACTAATCTAATACTAGGAAGTCAATTGTACCAAGCAGTACATTTAGATCCGCCTGTATAAATAAAGAAATAAAAACTTATTATGACAAAAGAAGATTTAAAAGGTCCTAAAGTATTAGTAGATTTTTGGGCATCATGGTGTGGTCCGTGTAAAGTAATGAAACCTAAACTTGAAAAATTTGCAACTGATAATCCAGATATAGAGGTTATCTTTTGTAATGTAGATGAAGAATCGGATCTTGCTAAAGAATACGGTATTAGAAGTATTCCTACTCTTATCTATTTTGAAGATGGTGAGATTAAAGGGAAGAAGATTGGAATGGTAGAAGATAAACAAATTAAAGAATTGATTAATGCTAACTAACTGGTTACTTATTTATATTGGAATAGGTATAATATGTGGGTTGTGTTTTGATATACTCTTTGATAGATTAGACATGGAACCACCTACTAATTTTGAAAGGCTTTTTTGGTTTATAGCATGGCCTTTCTTTTTAGTTATATTTCTATGGGGTATTTTTAATGATGAAGAATAAAGCGGGAGTAGCTCAGTTGGTAGAGCATCAGCCTTCCAAGCTGAGGGTCGCGAGTTCGAATCTCGTCTCCCGCTCAAATTTTTTTAATTAACTCTTTCAGAATACAATATAACCTGTTATAATTATACTATAAACAATATAACAATTATGAATAAAATTACCGCACCATTTGCATTCGCCTTTTTACTTATATTAGGCCTTGTGACTCTGGCATTATTACTTGCATGGCCTACTGAATGGCTTTGGAACTCATGCCTCGTACCGGCTATAGATGCTGTTAATCCTATTGGATTTTGGCAAGCCTTCGGATTAAATGTACTATTTTCAATTATGTTTAATAAGAACACAGTAAACCCTAATAAGAAGAAGAAGTAAAACGAATGCCGTTGTGATGGAATTGGTAGACATGACAGACTTAAAATCTGTTGGGCTGAAAGCCCGTGGCGGTTCGACTCCGCCCAGCGGTACTAATCTTTAAATAATTAAAAATGACAAACGAAGAATTAAAAGTAGGAGACAAAGTTTCATGGATCAGGCCAATGACATGTGTACCACACCCTGAAGGTAAAACTGATCGTGATGGTAATGTACTTCCAGTGTTCAGAGACAAACTTGAAAAAGGAAGAGTTATTGGAACTAACGCAAACGGTTATTCAATTCGACCAGACTGGGCTGAACAATACAAGAATGCTATCTGTGGCGAAAGGTATTATGACAAGACCGTTAGTATGAAAGATGAAACATTAAAGAAACTCTAATTATGGAAAATACTATTGATGTAAAAAGTAAAGACGAAGTATGGTGGGCAACTACCAATGAATACGATCTTGAAGTAAACGGAGAAAACCTATCAGTAAGAATTGCTGAAACTCCGAAGAGTACCGAATTCTTTATATGGAATGAATCTACTGGATGGGAAGAAGCTGATACCGAAACAGGTATTATGGAAATAGTTTATGAAGCATGGAGTAATGGTGAGATAGAATAAAAAATAACATGGACTCGTAGCTCAGCTGGATAGAGCATCGCCCTTCTAAGGCGACGGTCATAGGTTCGAATCCTATCGGGTTCACCCTTAGTAAAATAAAGATATGGTAGAATATAAAAATAGATATGGTGACGTATTTACCTTCACAAAGCAAGAAGACAACAGTGTTCTATGGGAAGGTCCCTTTGAACATTGTAGGATTGGAAGTTCTAATGACTATAAATTAGCTTATCAAAATTATTGTAAAGATAGTTCAGGGATGGGAATTCATCCAATGCATATTGAAGATTTTAAAGAAGCGATTCATGAAAGTGTATATGACGAAAATGATCGGTATGTAGGACCTAGCGTTATTGGAAAACAATATCAAAACCTTGTGAAATCAAATCCATGGATTAGTATGGTAGATCCAAGCGGAGGCCCTTGCTTAAATGAACACATGGATTTAGGTAACTTTTTTAGTGATGAGTTTGATGGGCTATGTATTCAATCCTTTTCACCTATTGAAACAGGATATAGAATTAATACTTATGGTAAATTTGATCATTTAGCAGATACTAAAATAATAGGCGGTATAATTAATACTTCTGAATAGTGAAACTATTTTTAAACTAAGTATATAATAATAAATTCAAACGAATTAATAAGTTCTTTAAAATTATGGGAAGGCACAGAACGGAAAACTTTAGGTAGCTCCTAAATGATTATTCCAATTATGTGTAGATGCGTTGCTGAAAAATTCCTGAGCAAAAGGGAATAAGGCACTTGGCTAGGACGATGGTTCACTGATATCTCAAATGAGAAATTCAGAACTGGCTAATCACCAGAGCTAAAGGTTTAACGCATTAAAAATCTAACAGAGATTTTGCAAAGACTTCCAGGTAAGCAAACCGCTGAATCCTGGTTAATGACTGAACAACGCAAAGAGTATGTGGCGTAAGGTACACTTGAAGATTATGATAATCAATTACGATGATTGAACCTCGGCCGGTTTAATTAAGTAATAGGACGGCAGTCCAAAGAGTGGTAGTCTAATATAAAGCAGCTTTCGTTAATAAAGGTATTCTCAAATCCTTTCGCATCGTCTTCCTTTTTTTTATTACAATCTAAACCTAATGTCAATAGTAAAAACAATTACACTAAACGGTAAAGTTTCTGAGTATAATGTCCAATTCACTAAAGCGTATGTGGCAAAAATCATCTCAGCACAATCAGACTTATACCAAGAATTAACACCATCATCACTTCCATACAATGCAGTAAAGGAAATTTATGTAGATGGTATTTTAGAAGCTGAGTTAATAGGAAGTAATTTACTCTATGTTGAAAAAAGACCTAAGCATGACCCTTATGTTGATCGCCAAGAACCTACACAAGAAGAGTTTGATGAATCACATGCATTAGATATGGCAATGAATCATATGTTAGAAGATTTTACCGATGAAGAAATCGAAGAGATGAATAACTTGGTCGTAAATGCAACCCGTGAGAAGGCAGGCATTTACTTACAAAGTGTTACCACACCACCACCGTACTGGGTAACTGATACTACCTTTGGTAATGCAGATATAACTTACACTAACTAAATATATAAAAAAATAATAAAAGTATGTTAAATATTTACGGAACAAATTCTAGCGGTATTCCAACAGGTTGGACTACAAAAATTACTTCATTATTAAGCAAAGGAGAATGGGCAGTTTATGATAAGACTAATTATTTTCAAGCTCAATCAGATTTGGAATGGGTTATTGCAGATGAAAGTGGTAAAGAAAGACTATCTGTTGCTAGCGATGTATTAAGGGATTGTAAATTTCATGAGCTAATGAAAGGATGTAATAATCTCGACGATGTTACCGTAGGTGAAGGTTTATTTGTTGGGTGTTGTTCATTAGTTAGACCAGGTACAGTATTAGGCGACCAGGTTTACATCGGTGCTGGTTCTATCATTGATATAAATTGTAATATTGGAGATGGTGTAACCATAGGAGATAATGTAACAGTTCATGAAGGCTGTGTTATTCCTGCAAATACAAACATACCATCAGGTTCGGTTGTTCAATTAGAAAACGACTAATTCTGAAACAATAATATTTAATGCTATATAATTAATATAACAAAAAACATTAAGCAAACTGTGGACACTTCTGTTCGCAGCTACTCATTTAAAATTTATGGAAATTTAATTACTAGATTCATTCTCATGAAATTTAAGTGTTTTAAAAGTGACAATAAACAATAATAATAACAAAAACAAATTTTAAAAATGAAAAATTTAATTTTAACTTTCGCTCTAACAATCCTAGTAGGTTTTGGGGCAAACGCACAAAATGCAAAAGGTGATTGGTATGTAGGTACTGGTGACGTTGCAAATGTTGCATGGACAGAATGGGCAATGGCACCAACATTAGGTTACGGAGTATCCGATAAACTTATGGTAGGTTTAGGTATTGCACAAGCTGACTCAACAGAGGATCTTGCATTAGATATTCATGCAAGATATTTTATGAATGCAGGTGGCCAGGATTTTTTCCTATATGCTGCTATGAGTGAATTTGAAACTGATAACCTAGAATTAGGTTTAGGTAAAATGTTCACATTCCACAAAGATGCTATTTTTGTTGATCCTAAAGTGGTTTACCACACAGGGAGTAAAACAACAAATTTAACATTAGGATTTGGATTAAGATTCTAATTAATTTACATATTTGAAAAAACCCAGGATTCTAGGACCCTGGGTTTTTTTGTGCTTAAACTATTGATCATTTAGGTATATAATAATAAATAAAGAACGAACTTTATTTTATAAAACAAAACACATGGAAATATTTTATTATACTTTAGGTATACTATCGGTCCTTATAGTTATAGGGATTTTTGGTATGGTTAAGGTTTGGAACAAAATTTCAGAAATTGAATTTTCTGGTAATGACATAGAAGATTACATTGGCGATACTGCTGATGATTTTTCTGATGAGCTTGATAAATTACAATACTTTACTGAGGCAGAGGTTGAAAGGTTAGAAAGAAACTTTGGAGCTGAATCCGAAGACCTAGGTAAACTAATTGACTCAAGAGTTGATACTTTAAACAATCACATTAGTAAAAAGCTAGAAAAATTAGAAGGTACTATAGCTAGGCTAATTGTAAAAGACAATAGGTAAGTAATTACTATGTGCTGTGGTGTAACTGGCAACACGTCTGTTTTTGGTACAGAAGAGTCGGGGTTCGAGCCCCTGCGGCACAACACACGGGATGTAGCGTAGTCCGGTCATCGCGCCGCGTTTGGGACGCGGAGGTCGCAGGTTCGAATCCTGCCATCCCGACAAAAATATATACTATATGATTATAATTAAAAGAAATGAAAAAGACACTATTGATAGGATGCTTAAAAAATATAGGCAAAAACTAAAAAAGACTAAACAGATCAGAGAGATCAGAAATAGAAAAGAGTATACTAAACCATCCACAACTAAAAGACTCCAAAAACAAAAGGCAGTTTACGTTCAAAAACTTAGAGATGATGAACAAAATAATTCTAATTAAACTTTCAGTTTGTAAATTAGTTTGTTATAATTAAATTAAATAAATCAATTATGAAATTAGATATAAGTGAATTTGACTTAGACGGTACGAAAAATACTGTTATATTTGACCTTGATGGTACTTTGGCTGATATTGAAGAAAGGCGACAATTATCTACAAAGGAAGATGGTAAAATGGATTGGGATAAATTCTTTGATCCTAATAACATTAGTTTAGATAAACCAAACTGGCCAGTTATTCACATGGCTAAAATATTAAAAAGTGCCGGTCATCAAATAGTAATTTTCAGCGGTAGGAGTAAAGCTACTAAAGATACTACTAGAGAATGGTTAAATAAATTTGGTGTTCCATTTGATGTATTAAAAATGAGACCTACTGCTCATCCATTTAAGTGGATGCCAGATGATAAGCTAAAGCAGCATTGGTTAGATACTTTATTTGAAGGTGAAAAGAAAAATGATATTCTTTGTGTCTTTGATGATAGAGAAAAAGTCGTTAAGATGTGGAGAGAAAATAACATTGATTGTTTTCAGGTAGCAGAAGGTAAATTTTAAAAATTAAAGATGACAAATAAATTATACAGAGGAGGTGGCTACATCGGTGGTGTATGCCAGGGGCTAGGAGAGTGGTCAGGATTACCTTCTATTTTATGGAGGGTTGGATTTTTATTTTTTATACCTGCAGCATTCTGGGTATACATAATACTATGGATATTTTTATCTAAAGAATTATGAAAAGATTATTAACTAAATTAGAATCAATAGATATTTTTCTAATTATAGCATTAGGGTATTTTTCTTTAATGCTGTTTTGTTTAACTTAAAAAAGGTATATGATATTTAAATACGACAAAGATCAATTAAAGTATAGTAAAGTATGTATAAAGACATGGGTTCTTTATCTTTTATCAATTCTATTATTAATTTCTATTATTGGATTTTCTGTTGGTAGAGGTACGGCAAAGGAAGTTATTATTGAAAATCTACAAGAAGGTGAAACTCAAATCTTTATTGCCCAAGTAGATACTTTCTCTCAAGATAAATTAGTATCAATGTTAACTGATCTTAATGTTGACTACCCACACATAGTAATGGCACAATCTATTTTAGAAACTGGTCATTTTAAAAGTGATATCTTTTTAGAGAATCATAATCTATTTGGTATGAAACAAGCAAGACGTAGAATTACAACAGCAGAAGGTACTAATAGAAATCATGCTTACTATAATCATTGGAGAGAATCGGTATATGACTATGCTTTTTATCAGTGTAGGTATTTAAGTAAGCTAGATTCTGAAGAAGATTATTTTGAATACTTAGGGGCAAGTTATGCCGAGGCAAAAAACTATGTTAAGATGCTAAAACAAGTAATCAAGAAAAACGATCTTGAAAAATTATTTAAATAAATTATGATAACTGTATTTGACGATTTTATAAAAGACCAATCTTTAATGGATGAAATAAAAAATGACCAAACATTTTTTAGTGATCCAGGTAAATATAAGTATTGGAAAGGATGGTGGGCAAAGGACTCTGTAAACATATATCAAAAACTTACAGAATATATCTTTAAGAAAAACTTTCCTTTAAATATGGGTGCAATTAATATTGATGGTTTTGAATATTGGACAGGAATACAAGAAGCAACAGGTAATCATAAAGATGGTATTAAGTTTCAAGATAAATTAGAAATGCATTTAGATGATGATGTTGCATATAGAATGAAGAGACCTGATTATAAATGGGATGGTGTGAGATTGACTCCAATTATGGGTTGTGTTTATTACCCAGAAGGATTTACTTTTGAAGGTGGAGAACTTGCTGTATATACCGACGGTACAGATAAAGATCCTGAAATTATAAAAGCTAAAGCTAACAGACTTATTATCTTTAATCCTGGTCAAGTAGCACACTGTGTTCTTCCGGTAAAATCTGGCCGAAGAGGTGCTATAGCAATTAATCTATGGGATAAAGAACCTTGGTCAGTTGCCAATGGATATATTACATTAGAATAGAGTCTTTAAGCTGTAAGGTTCTTGAGAGTTGAACCTAAACAAAAATTAAGCTCTCTATATAATTAAACAAAAATGAAGATGAAGAAGATTTTAATGATGGTAATGGTTTCGCTTGGCCTACAATTACAAGCACAGACGTTATGTGATTCAAACATGACATACACAACAGGTTCACAGTATCAATTAGAAATAGCAATACCAATTACTGGAAATAGTTTACCAGTGATGGCTCCATTATATGCTGTCACTTATGGTGGTCAAACAACGTTAGGAGAAGATAGTTGTTTCAATAATGCTTGTACACATATAGTATACAATTACAATCCAACTACTGGAATGCCTTATGATACAATTACAACTTGTATTAGTTATACCTTAACAGATACATTAGGTTATGTTGACACTATGAGTTGTTGCTTCAATCAAGTATGGGATGGGCAGGCTTGGATGAGAATGTCTATGGGTGGTACTGTTGGTATAGAAGAGTTAACTCCTACTATGATTGGTGATAATAAAATCTATGATGTATATGGAAGAGAATTAATTACTGCACCTATTGGTCAGATGTATATTCAGAATAGAAAGAAGTATATCAAACTAAGATAATAAAAAGCTATAAGACTAAAAGGCCACTCATAGAGTGGTCTTTTTTAGTTAAAATTATATTCCTAAGTCTTTATGAAGAACTTTCATAAAACCATCAAAGGTATGTTTTCCATAATCTTCTCTTAGAATCTTTCCAATTGCTAAAGCAAAATCCGTATAAGACATTGAATCATCTATCTTAATCATTGCTTTATCCATTGCTTTTGCTAATGCATCTGATTTTTTAGATTCAAATAAATCAAATTTTGTTATGTGAGTTTTGTTTTCTTTCATATTACCTTTCCATTCTAATTGCTATTCTCATTAGATTACTTAATGCATTACCTAAGATTCTTACCTCTCTAGGATTTAACTTTTTAAATAGCTTATGGTCTTTCATAGCAGGTTCTATATCCTTGTAGTTCATAATAGTCATGCCTTTTTCAAATCCTACAAGATCAGCTAAGTCTGTGTAAATTTCCATACCTTCTTTTCCTAAACCGTCGGTGGTTTTTCTACCTTCAGTTACATTTGAAGTTTCCCAATGTTTACTATCATTAGCACCGCGAGTTGGATGTACATCATTAAAGCTTTGATATTCTGGAGTACCGAACGCATTAGTTTCAGTTCCAGCCATTTCATCCCAGTAATTTTTAAAATCTTTTACTGTACCTTTAAAGTGACGAATTTTACTTAAGTCTGATCTTTCTTGATTATTTTCCATTATTTTCCATTCTTTTGTTTAAGTTGGTGAATTGCAGTTTGTACCTTTAATCCTTCAAGGTCAATTTTATCCATTTTAATTTTTAGTTCGTATAGCTCAATTGCATAATTATCACCTCTATCTTGAGCAGCTCTATATCTTTGGATATTTTCTTTTTCTCTAGCCTTTAATCTTGTAGCAGCTTCACTAGGATTAAATTCATAATCAGAAGCTTCATTTAAGTTGAAATTGTTGATGAGAAAGCAATAGTTTTCAAATTTAGGTATCATATTATACTTTATAGTTTTTAAGAAGGTCCTTTAATTCTACAATATCAGCAGGATTTAATTGAACATAATTTCTTCCTATGTTTATTTGCATACATTTTCTACCTAAGCCAAAATCTTCAATGTCTTTAGGTCCAAAAAAAGTAGTTATCTGAGCATTATCAGAACCTTTAATTCCAGCCTGATTCCATGAACTAATATCAGTTCCTTCATTAATCGTTGCTTCATCCATCGCTGAATAAGTTTCGCATGCTTCATCTATCTTATCATTAATATGTTTCTTTGCTTCTTTAATGTATGCTTCTGCTGTATGTTCTGTGTTATCATTTGATTCATAGCTATTTGCTTGTTCTGCTACATGATTACCTAGGGTTTGTACTGGTCCGACAATAGCATCCATGTCATATCCTGTTTGTGTACTGTTAACTCCTCCTAGGGAAAATGATCTTGCATTATCTGTAGCAAAGCCTACAGGCACAAAGTCTTCAAATAAAGGTACTTTTTTCATAATGTTGTTATTTTGATTATATATTCATAAAACTAAGTCGAGTTTTTGCATATAAAAATAAACAACTTATTATGTCAGAATTTTTAAGAACAGGTATGGGTCGCAAATTATTGGAAAAAGACATTCCAAAACTAACATCGGTACTAGAGAGAATTGCTAATCAATTAGAAATAGCCAATAAATTAGATGAAAGAAAATTTGCATTAGAAGAAAAGCTCCACAAAATTGCAATAAAAGAAGCAAATCAAAATGGCAGATAAAGATATTACATATAAACAATTTATTGCTCACATGGATAAAGGTAATAAAGTTTATATGAAAAAACCTAAGTCATGGCAAAAGGTATGGTTTTGGTGGGAGAGTAAAAAAGAAAAATGGTTTTTAAATAAGGCTTTTGATAAAAGAGAAGATGGTGTTGTAAAACCAGAACCTTCTGTATGGATAACCGCAAAACAAATGGAACACCACATGGACCACATGGTTCGTATGGGTTATAAATATTATATAAATGAGTAAATTACTTTTAGCATTTTTATTGTTCTTTGTAGGGCAAGCTGCAATATGGTTTCAAACAAATGGGCAATTTGTATGGCCTTGGTTTAAAAAGAATCCGTTTTTGATATCTGTTATATTTGGAACGTCAATAAGTTACATATTAATTTATGGTACTAGGTTTATGGTAGAATACTATGATGGTCTATTATGGCCAGGTAGATTTATTGCATTTGGATCTGGTATTATTTCATTTACATTTTTAACTTGGTACTTTCTTGGTGAAGGTATTACTACAAAAACAATAGTGTCACTGTTCTTAGCCTGTAGCTTAATAGGCATACAGTTATTTTGGAAATGAAAGATCCTTATAAAATATTAGGCGTAGATAGAAACGCCGATGAAGCTGATATAAAAAAGGCATATAGAAAATTAGCAAAACAATATCACCCTGATAAGTCTACAGGCAATGAAGATAAGTTTAAAGAAATAGCTGATGCATATGAAGCAATCACAGATCCTAAGAGAAGAGGTAATATAGGAGGTAACCCATTTGGTTTCACAGATGAATTCTTTGAAGATTTTATAAAATCAGGTAGTGGTGGTGGTTTTTCTAGCATGTTTAACCAGAGATATGGACCAAACAATAATAAAGGTGGAGATGTCACTACTCAAATTCATATATTGTTGGAAGATGCATATTATGGTTGCAAGAGATCAATTAGAATAGGTACAAAAACAGTAAATGTAGAAATTAAACCTGGTGTTAAACCTGGGCAAAGAATGAGACTCAAAGGCTTAGGTCAGAAAGGAATGACTGAAGAACAAAATGGTGATCTTATTTTAACTATCTTAATACTGGATAATCCTAACTTTTATTTAGACCAAAAAGGTTTACATACGATAAAACATATAAGCTTATATGATGCATTATTAGGAGGTAAAGCTGAAGTGAATGTCTTTGGTAAAACTATAACTTATACCATACCTAAATGTGTTAAGAATGGTACTATGCTTAGAATAAAAGGTAAAGGGTTTCCTAATTACAATAATCCTGATGTATTAGGTGATTTAATTGTAAACATATTAGTTAATTTACCAGAGTCTCTAACTGAGAAACAGGAAGAGCTTATAAAAAAGATGAAAGATTTAGAAAATGGAATATAGCGACGAGGAGTTTATGAAGTCATTGTTGGATCAAATGGAAACAGGTAGCTGGGATCAATATATGAACTTATGTTATAATGTAATTGTAATGTTTCCTTCTCATGTTTTAAATTATGAGGAAACAACAGCACGAAATAGAATAGGTAGTTTAAATAAAATTATTGAACATTTTGAAGAAAAGGAAGATTTTGAAAAATGCGCCAAGCTTAAAGCTATACAAGATCAGTTAAAAAATTGTTAATAACTTTTTAAAAAAAGTCTCCCAAAAATTTTCAATTCCCAATTAAATTGATTATATTTATAATATAATTAAATAAACGGAATATGACTGAATACACAAACCTTACTTATCTACAATCCTTCTTGGATGAAATGCGATCTTCTTCTTCAGGAAATCATAAAATTGCAACTCTTAAAAAGTATGCTGATAACTCTGATGAAAATTCTGATAGAGAATTCTTACAGAAGGTTTTCTTCTATACTTACAATCCTTATTTTAAGTACAACGTAACTCCTAGGAATTGCAAAAAGAACTCAGATCTACTAGGTCACCCAAATACATACGGTAGTATTTTTACCTTATTGGATGATTTAAGAAATAGGGTATGTACCGGTCATACGGCAATTGCAAATGTAAATAGGTTTGTCCTAGAGAATAAACAATGGGAAGATATTATTTACTACATGTTAAACCGGGACCTTAATATGGGATGTGGAACTACCTCTATCAATAAGGCAATCCACCCAGATTTAATTCCTACCTTTAAAGTCGCTTTAGCAAATGCATATAATCCTAAGAGAGTGGATTTTCAAAGTGGAGAATGGTACGGATCCAGAAAATTGGATGGAGTAAGATGTATCTGTAGAAAGGAAATGAATACTGTAACATTCTTTTCAAGAAACGGTAAAGAATTTACAACCTTAGGTAATTTAGAAAATGAAATTTCTAAGATAGGTGGAGACTTTATTTTAGATGGAGAAATCTGTATGGTAGATAAAGATGGTAATGAAGACTTCCAAGGAATTATGAAACAAATCAGAAAGAAGGACCATCAAATTGAAAATCCTAAATTCTTTGTATTTGATTATTTAACTTTAGATGAATTTGATAATAAGACTGGAACTACACCGCTTACTGAAAGACTTAAGAATGGTTATGATATTTTACCAGAAGGAATTAACTCTTCTATGTTAGAATTCTTACCACAGGATCAACTAACCACAGAGGAACAATTTACTGAGATGGCAAAAGAAGCCGAAGATGCTGGATTTGAAGGAATCATGGTTAGAAAGAATATCGGCTATGAAGGTAAAAGAAGCCATAATCTTCTAAAGGTTAAAAAATTCCATGATGCTGAATATACAATCCTAGAATGTATGAACGGTACAATGCGATGGACAGAAAATGGAAAACAAGTTGAAAAGGAGGGTTTAAGTAATATTATTATTGAACATAAAGGTAACCGTGTAAGTGTAGGATCTGGATTTTCTAAAGAACAAAGAGAACACTACCTCAACAATCATAATGAACTAATCGGTAAAACTGTAACTGTTCAATATTTTGAAGAAAGCCAAAATCAAAACGGTGGATATTCATTAAGGTTTCCGGTAGTAAAACATATATATGAGAATGGGAGAAATTGTTAATGTACCCGTTCCATATCTCACCTGTAGTAAAGTAAAAGAAATTAACTGATATATATTGTATGGATTTATTTGAGAAGTATAGAAAGTGGGGGAAAGATATAACTGTCTTTGATGTTGATGATACTTTAATTGTAACCAAAAGTAAAATTAAAGTTTTTAATCCAAAAACAGGATATGAAATTGATCTTACTCCACAGGAATTTAATACATTTAAAACCAAGCCGCATGATGAGTTTGATTTTAATGACTTTAGAGATTTAGAAATTCTTAAGGCTGGTAAAATAATTGACTGGGTTTTCAAAATACTTAAAAGAACAATTGCAAAAGGTACTGCAGTTGGAATTATTACTGCGAGAGATGACTCAAAACTTATTTATGATTTTCTAATGCATAACGGTGTAGATGTTAATCCTGATTTTATATTCGCAATCAATGATCCTAACTTAGGATTCACTGGCTCTACTGCACAAAAGAAAAAGGATGCCTTTATGAAATTTGTTCAAATGGGATTTAGAAATTTTAAATTCTTTGATGACGATAAAGAAAACATAAGAATTGCAAACAGTCTTAACAAAGATTTGTCTGAGGTAAAAATGAAAGCTACTTTAATTAAACAAAAATGGATCCCAAACTTCAGCGACTTCAAATAAAACTAAAAGCATTCACTAATATTTTATTAAGTATTAGAGATCTTTCAAATTCTTCTACTACTAAGGTTGGGTGTATGGCTTTAAAAAAGGATTTTAGTAAAATAGCAAGTTTTGGTTATAATGGTTCTTACAGCGGAGCTGAAACTAATAATGATACTGGAACTGAAGAAGATTCTTTAACACCAGGAGAAAGTGGATTTATTCATGCTGAAGTAAATATGA